ATTCACTAGAGGCATTAGAAAAATTAGAGAATCCAAAAAGTCTAGTAGGCTAGATTAAATAACCCAGTTTTTATACAAAAAAAGCACTTTTTGGTCAATAATGCTAAATACTTTTACAATAAGTTTCGCCATGAAACTTTATAAAATTAAGGAGAAATAAAATGGCTGGAATTGATAGAGTTCACGGTGGCGTTGTTGCCCCAGTTACACTGCACGGTGGTTATCAGACCACTTATGTTTTAGTTGCAGGTACCAACGTTGGTACTGCTGACACCGTTGGCGCAGGTGGCGCAATTACTGATGGTAATTTTGCCAAGGCAATTCGTGCAATCCAAACCGTGGCAACCACTGTGTTCGTAGGCCCACGTGCTGACAACGGCTTCCTAGTTGGCCTGGACGGTGCAACTGCACAACCTACAGGTCCTGCATACGATACTGACAGCACCCCGACTGTTGAAGAGCGTCTACAAGCTGTTGTTCGTGCTGCTACTGGTGTATCTGGTGCAACTGTAACTGTAAAGACCTTAACACTGGCAGATTTTGCCTAATTGGTAAATTAACATTTACACTCAAAGGGAAGTTTAAAAACTTCCCTTTTTTCATGACTATAAATATCTACAAATGGAATAATTATGGAATACATCGAAATACGCACACTTGTAGATGTTACTAACACGCGGGCAGTGAGAGCTAACCAGGGATCACAAACCGAGATTAACCAGCAGAGAAATTTTACAACACTATTACAATGCACAGAACTGAGATCGGTCATTGAATACGATACTCCACCAGCTGTTGAAATGGTAGATATTAAAAATCTGGGATTTGGTAGTAATTTTAAAGGCAAACAGCGAATCTGGACTTTTCGATTTAATACTGATCGAAGTGGGGTCTATTTAGATAACACTGGCAATGCTGTTGGTGAATTAGTTAACGATTTACACGCAGTTCCTGTGATTGAAAAATTAACTGAAACCATAAATATGACTAAAGCAGTGTTTGATTGTAAGGATCCTGTTTTTAAAAATACTGTGGTTACATTTTTGGGTTAATGTATTGCAGTTTTCTTCATGCTAGACGGAACAATTATGGAAACAACGGATATAGAAAAAGAAAATTTAGAAGCACACGTTGAACTATGTGCAGCCCGGTATGGTTCACTTGAGCGCAGATTAAGTAACATTGAAGTGAAAGTGTCTGCGCTGCAGGAAGCAATTGAAAAAAGTCATTACAGCACAATTAAAGTGTTAATTGGTACTGCTGGTACCATAATTGTAAGTGTACTGTCATTGCTGGGTGTAATTGTTTCCAAGTTATCCTAATGAGAATTACAGAATTATTTGAACAAGGTGCACCGGCCATGCCAATGGGCACTGGAACAATCACAGCCCCCACTGGATCAGTTCCCACTTCTACTACCACAGTTTCCGCACCCACTGCCCAGACAACGACTGATCCCAAATTTGCTGCAGCGCAGGCAGCGGCAAATAAAAAACAACGAGATGCACAGCGCCAGGCCATAATGAAACAGATTGCTGATTTACAAAAACAACTGTCGCAGCTAACACGCACTGTTTAATATGAAAATCGTACAGCTACTTTCTGGGTTGTCACTCCCTATATCCAATGAAGATCAACAGTTCATAGACAAGTATGACGTTGCCAACTTGCAGCGTTTAACCGAGCATGAACTGTGGATTGCTCAAAATTTAGTCAGACGTGGAATTTATAAAATAAGTAGTGATAACACTACTATAATAAAACTCACAAATGATTAAACATGCAAGTCAGATCTATAAAAATTTAAAAATTGTTTCTGAAAAAGTTAAAGAATCTTTACGTACCCGCGGCCTAGTAATACCCACTGAGAACGCTGATGGGTCCATCACACTGGGTAGCTATCTAGTATGCAAGAGCAACGGATTTTATCAAATAAAAACACATTCAGGTAATATTGTAGAAGATCATATTAATTTGCCACAAACTGCCATAATAGTCGCAAACGGTCTGGCTCTTGGTAAATTTACCAATTGCAATATATTATTTTTAGATCAGCAATATGGGTATGCAGTTTTTGAAGAAGAGCTACATAATACACATGCTGAACGAAATCATAACTTAGACAATGACCGGGCTGAACTTCTACTAATTCGTAGCCGTATAAATCATCAGCAAAAACTCAAATATCGTGATGCAATTAACAGAAGTTTTGAAAAACTTCTTCAAATTGATAAATAACCATATCGAACATTCTGGAATACATTATGAAAACAAACGATTTTTTCACACCAATTGGTAGTTCAAAACTGTTGGAAAATTTTGAACGTCATTTTGGAGCACAAGTCAATTTAGACAAGTACACTCGTGAAGAACTTGAGGATATGCGAAACAAATTGCGTACTCGTGTATTCCAACATGAAGGCAGTGCCGGTTACAGCGAACTTCTAACCAACGAAGCTTACCAGAAAGACATGGCTATGCTACAATTACTGAATACAAGGATTAAAGAAATGCTGGGTGAAAATCTAAAACAACTGAGAGACAAAATGGTGGAATTAAGTGAAGCCAAAAAAGGCGTGCGTGACGTCAAGCGCACTAAAAAATCCAAAGGTACAAAACCCGATTTTTTAGACATGGATAATGATGGCAACAAAACTGAGCCAATGAAAAAGGCTATTAAGGACAAGAAAGTCAAAGAGTCAGAAGTTAGTGAAACCCATGACGAGTTTGGTGCCAAGAAGAGCGACGTGCCTGCTTACAAGCGAAAAGCATCAGGCAATCCAGATTGGAAAGTCAGCACAAGCGACCTGGAAAAAGAAAAAGCCAGAAGCAAATCAAGCCCAGCTGGTCTAGCAAAGAAGAAAAAAGATCTGGGTGACCAGGGTGTTATGGAAGCTGATTCTGAATTTGGTGCCAAGAAGAGTGATGTACCTGCCTACAAACGCAAGGCATCAGGCGATCCTGACTGGAAAGTCAGCACCAGTGACTTAGATAAAGAGCAATCTAGAAGCAAGTCAACATCTGGTGGCATTGCCAGAAAGAAAAAAGAACTGAGTGATCAGGGTGTTATGGAAGCTGATAAGCCCAGTGCAGGTATGACTAAGAAAGAAAAGTCAGCAGTTGTTAAAAAAGCACGAGCTGGCAAAGACATTGGAAAACCGGGCAAGGGATTTGAAAAAGTTGAAAAGGCTGCTAAGAAAGGCGGCGCTCGTGATCCCAAAGCTGTGGCAGCTGCAGCTATGTGGAAGCAACAGGCCAAGGAAAGCTTCAAGCGTAATGTTGCCATTGTGAACGAGAGTTTAACTCGTATGATCAATGAGGACGAAGAAGGTAAAGCCAAAACTATTACTGCTGCTAGCGACATTGTGAATGACTTTACTAGCTGGATGCAGCGTGTGGGGCAATACCAAACCAAAGCTCTTATTGAATTGGCTGATGCTATTCGTGCAGACTTTGGATTACAGCAAAGCGAGCAATTTAAAGCCGCAGTATCCCCAGCTCTTGCTGCAACACTTGAGACTTTGACTCAACAACGCGAAGCTATTAGCAATGCGGTGGCTGTGTTGGCAGGCGAGGATTTGCCACAAGACCAAATGGGCATGGAGCCGGGCATGGACATGGAAGAACCAGATATGGGCCCAGAAATGGAACCAGCTGGCCCTGACATGATGAACGAACCTGGTGACGAATTTGGCGCAAGTGATGCTGCAGCCGGTGCTGGCATTACTGGTAGAGAAATGCGTGAAAGCCGCTTTGCACAGAAGCTAGCTGAATCACACTCAATCATGTTTAAACTGGCCAAATGAGATTATTTGAAGTAGATGCTGGCTCTGCAAGAACTGCACTCGCAGTTCTTCAGGGACAGCTGAATAGGGACAATGATTCAAACAAGGACTCATTTAGAGTTCCCTTTGATGCAGTGTTGAACTTAATACGACCTTTCCACTTGGGAATTTCAACACCAGATGGATTAATTGCATTAAAGAATGCAAGTGACCCTGACGGCGATGTAATCAAAGACATTGAAACATCTGCAGACGGGCAGACGTTTGTTGTTATCAAGTCTGCCCGCGATGATGCTGCAGATGCGGCAGACATTGCAGTTGGTGGTCCAGATATTGACAGCATGGCGTCTCGAGCTTCAAAGAAGCCTAGTCCATTTTAAATTGACATAACCCATAAAAAGTGCCATAATTTCTATTATGGCACTTTTTTCACCTCCACCGTTTATAACGCCCTTTGACTATAAATCATGTAGACAAATCAACGATCCAGTAACACGAAAGCGTGTATATGAAACACCGGATGGTGAACAACTACCTAGTGTAACAACAGTCCTTGGAGCAACCAAAGACATGACACATTTGCGTGAATGGCGACAACGTGTCGGTGAAGAAAAAGCAGCGCAAATTACACGAGAAGCTGCTGGAGTTGGTACATCAATGCACTCAAGTTTGGAAAAGTTTCTAGCTGGACTTCCCAGAGAACCTGGAAGTAACTTAGTACACCAGCAAGCAAACGCCATGGCCAATACTATTATTCAGCATGGCCTTAAAGACATTGACGAAGTGTGGGCAATTGAGCAGAGCCTATATTACCCAGGACTTTATAGTGGCACTACTGACCTGATTGCAGTTTATAAAGGAAATCCCAGTATTTGCGATTACAAACAAGCAAACAAGGTTAAAAAACGTGAATGGATCGAGGACTATTTCCTACAATTAGTTGCGTACATGATGGCCCATAATCAAGTCTATGGCACAAATATCCGCGAAGGTCACATTTTCATGTGCACTCGCGACCTAACCTATCAACAATTTGATCTATGGCCTAATGAATACTCACAGTATGAAGAGCAGTGGCTTTCAAAACTAGAGCAGTATTACAAGCTTTAACTTCGGGAGATACTCCGATAAATAGATTATATTGGAGATTTAACTTATGGCCGTGATAGAAATAGCCAAAATTATAGTTCGCAGAGGTCAGGAATTACAAACTGGTGTGCCTCAATTGGATGCTGGCGAGTTTGGATGGGCGCAAGACACTGAACATTTGTATATTGGCAAAAGAATTGCTGAAGGCGCCACTACTGATCAAAATACTAGGATCCTAACAGAAAATGATCTAAACAATTTCATGTCTGTTGTGCTGAACACAAGTACGGCATATTCCAAGTACCAATACAGGGAGTTTGATGCACATATCAATGCTACAACATCAACGGTTGCAACACAGCTAGACACTTGGGTTAACTTAACTAGTTATGGACTTATACCATCAACTAATACTAATATAGATATTACGCTATCTCTCCAAACTGCAGTAGCTGACTTGTTTTATAATAGTGCGGCTGATTCGTGGCAACGTCGTGATGCTCGTAAAGAATTGCGTATACCAGCTGGATCTTATTTAATCACGCAAGCGGTTGATTTGCCACCATATACAACAATAGTGGGTGATGGTGCTGGTATTACCAAGATACTCTTCAATAACTCAGAACAAAGTCTTTTTAGAACAGTTGATGCAACTGGTGTTCGTTACGACATAGACCCAGATGGCATGTCATCTGGTGTAAATCAAGCGGGTCATATCACGCTCCGCGGTATCACGTTTGAATTTGCAAACACTCTGTCACATGCACAATCACTTGTTACTTTAGATAATGCAGACACTGCATTAATTGAACAGTGTTCATTTGGAGTCGTGGATGCTACGTTACCAGCGCAACTGGGCGTAGGTATTGATTTACGAGGACGCGGTGCTAGTGGTGCAGAGTTGTGCCGTAACATTGTGGTGCGCGACTGCAGCTTTTACGGTGTACAAATGGGAGTTCATGGACTGGGTACAGTTTTAGGCCCAGTAGTCACTAACTGTCATTTTGAAAATCTGGATTACGGCATTGCAATGGAGTATGTAGGTACAGACCCAAGTTTTCAACCACGTAATGGAGTGTTCACACAAAATACATTTAGAAATATAACTAGAGAAGGTATATTTTCTGGAAACTTTAGCACTCGCGCCAGTACAACTTATGTGACTAACCACTTGAGCGCTGATAATCAGTTTTACCATGTAGGCAATGGTCAGGGGTTAAGTGATAGCTACCCAACCACTGCCACTTATGCTGTAGTTACTTTCTTGTCTCAAGGTAACAAAGTTTCCGATAATCATTTTAATAGGATGATCTACGCAGAAGGATCCCCAGCAGTAAATTGGTATTACAATTCCCTAGTACAGGGAAATGCACTAGTGTCCAATAGTGCAGTTTATGCAAAAGAGTTTGCAACAACTAGTACTGTTAACTTGCTTAAAATCCCCCTGTCTGGATCGGATCAAATGGTCACAATGAACTATCAATTGTTTAATGATTCATTTTCTAGAAAAGGGTCTGTGCTAATTAATGTGACACCCACAGGTGACAGTACATTATCTGACAGCTATATTTTCTCTGATAGTTTGACTACTGCGGACTCTGGTCTTGGAGCAATTAACGGAACGACCTCTAGTACTCTGTTAATAAGTGCAGCATTGTCATCAATTTATAATAAAATTGTGAATGAGCCTGGCGTGTGGTATATTGCAAGTGACTCTGAGTTATCCACAGTTGCCTACGTAGAAAGTGTTTATCAAAGCGTAGATGGCATTGCAATTAGCATTGAACCGTTTAATCCACCGTTCACGTTTACATATCCTGGAAACTACACACTGCTTAAAACAAATAACCCAAGTTCAGATTTTTATTACAACAACGTCTTTAACAAAAATTATGTATCGTTGACGTTAACACCATCAACATCAACACAATATCGACTAGAATATCAACTAGATATACAAATTTAACCAATGTTTAAACTAGATACTGACTTAAGACTGTCTAAATGGGCAGAGCTTCGGACTCGTGTTGAAACTTCAGAAACCCCATACACTGATGTATGTGAGTTTTGGAACTCTGCACCCTATACTCCTTTTAATCGCCGTATTGACCCTTACTATCAGAAAAGTTGGCCAACCCCCTGGGAAATTATTTCTGAGAATCAGTACGATGACTTTACAAAAGCCATAATGATTGCATGGACTTTACGCTGCACATCAAGATTTAAAACCGAGCATATTGAATTACGGACATATGTAGACAAGAATCGTACAATCGTATACAATGTAGTAGTAATTGGCAACCAGGCACTGAACTTTTCTGACTCTGGACCTACTGATGTTGCTGATATCGATCTAGACTTTATGCTAGAAAATCTAATTGACTTTAATTTTGAACTGTAAATACTAGTCTATGACGCAGTATAATACAGGTGTAAAACAATGATAAAAAATATTATTAAACGAGATGGTTCGATTGAGCCGTTTTCTCCTTCCAAAATCAATGGTTGGGGAGAGTGGGCTGCTAAAACACTTAATGGGTATGTGAACTGGGGGTCTGTGGTAATTGACACAGTCAACGCTTGCCCAGAAACTTGCAGTTCTTTAGATTTGCAAAAGAAATTAATTGATGTGTGCCTCTCACGTAAAACTTGGGAGTACAATAAAATGGCCGGTAGGTTATATGCATCATTAATTGAGCGTGAAATCTATCCCACAGGTAGGCCTACAATCAAGCAGGTACACGACACTCTTCAACGTGACGGCCTAATGGTCCACTTGGATTATAGCGATGCTGAGTATGATGAGCTGGATTCAGTTATTGATCATAAACTGGATCTCAAGTACCCCCACTACCAACTAAATCAAATTCGTATGAAGTATGCCTTGAGAAATAAGGTTGCTAAAAAAGAATACGAGTCTCCACAGTTTGTATATATGCGTATGGCCATGGCTCTGGGCGAAACTGAGCCTCGCGAAACCAGAATGCATGATGTTAAAAAGTGGTACGAGCATTTTAGCCATGCACGTCTAAATGCACCTACTCCCAACTATGTTAACTTGGGAACGAGCTTGAACGGCTACGCATCATGCTGTCTATATACTACTCATGATACTGCGCCTAGCCTAGCAGCTGGTGATCATATTGCGTATATGATGACATGTGCAAGTGCGGGTATTGGTACACACATCAAAACACGATCCATTGGTGACCCAGTACGTGGAGGGATGATTGCACACCAGGGAAAGCTGCCTTATTATCGTGCCATGGTAGGCGCTATTGGTGCTAACTTGCAAAATGGTCGTGGTGGTGCTAGCACAGTGTATTATACTGCTTATGATCCTGAAGTGGAAGTAATCCAGAAGCTTCGCCACCCTATGACTCCTGAAGCAAAACGCATTGCTGGTTGCCATTATAACTTTGGATCTAACAAGTTGTTCGCTCGTAAAGTTGCGCGTAATGAGGATTATGCACCGTTTAGTTACCACGACGCGCCCGAACTCTATGAAGCCCAATACTCTAGTGATCAAAAACGGTTTGAGCAACTGTATAACGAGTACGAGTCACGCGCCAAGTTAAAACTAAACGCGCGGCAGGTTGCTATTAATGCATTAACTCAGGCTTATGAAACTGGGGTGCACTATTTGCACTTCACTGACGCGCTAAACACACATACCCCTTTTAAAGATACTAACTATTCATCCAACCTTTGTGCAGAAATAAATATTCCCACTAAACCATTCTCATCAGTGGAGGAACTTTACAAAGCAGACAGTGATGGCGAAATTGGTCTTTGCTCATTGGCTGGTATTATTGTGCCTAATATTGAATCTGATGAGCAGTACGCCGAAGTTGCCTATTATTCACTTAAGATGATTGACAAATGTATTCACAAGAGTGATTACACGTTCAAGTCTTTAGAAAAGAGCGCCAAGGCTCGATTAAGTGCAGGTGTTGGCATTATTGGCCTTGCTCATCTCATGGCTAAGAAGAACAAGAAGTATGACGATCTTGAGGGTCGTCAATTCCTACACGAGCTAGGTGAAACACATATGTATCATCTAATCCGTGCTTCGCTGCGTCTATCCAAAGAACTAGGTGTTGCTCCCTGGATGCACAAGACTAAATGGCCCGAAGGTTGGCTTCCCATTGACACATATGAGAAGAAAACTGATGAGCTAGTGGGCGGTGCTCCTACTTATCATAGAGATTGGCAAACCTTACGTGGTGAGATTGTTGCTAACGGTGGCATTCGTAATTCGGTGTTAGTGGCGCATATGCCTGGTGAATCTAGTACGATTGGCATGGGCACTTCTAATGGATTGTACCCCATCCGTGAGCTGTACATTATGAAAACTAATGACACGTTAGTGAATCACTGGGCAGCACCAGATGGTACAAAACTTAAAAATAAGTACCAACGTGCCTGGGACATTAGTACTGGCGACATGATCAAGTTTTATGCAATTATGCAAAAGTGGACAGATCAGGCAATTAGTGCTGATTTGTATGTTAAAGTTATTGGTGAGGAAAAAGTTTCTTCAACACAAATGATCCAGGACTATTTGGATATGGTCAAATACGGTCTTAAGACTCGCTATTACGTTAATAGTCTAACTTCAGCTGGTGTTGATCTTAATAAAGAAGAAACAGCAGTAACTTCTGCTCCGTCAGTTATTTCGAACGAACAAGAAATTTGTGAGTCTTGCTCACTTTAATTAAAGGAAAAATACATGAGTCAAGTTTTTAATGAAAACAAGACTCCTGAAGAATACATGGCTGCTAATCAGCCATTATTTTTCGGGAAGTCTCAGGGTCTGTTTAACACAGTTTACAAACCTTATCCACGAATCTGGGCATTGTATAAGACAATGAAATCCCTGGACTGGGATGAAAAAGAGTTTGACTACAGTCAGTGTCTTAATGACTTTAAAAATTGTCCTAAATCAGTCAGTGACATGATGATCCGCACCCTAGCTTGGCAGTGGGAGGCTGACTCTGTTGCTAGCCGTGCGATTGCGCCAGTGCTAGCCCCATTTATTACTGATAGCTCTCTCTGGGCTGCTTGGCAACGAGTTTCCGACAACGAAGTTGTGCACGCTGCCACTTACAGTGAAATCGTACGCATGTCTTTTGATAACCCAGAAGAAGTGTTAGAGGAAATTCTTAAAGTACAGGAATCATTGAAGCGTCTTGATGCTGTTGCCAAAGTGTTTGATGATGTGTATCAAGCCAGCCACAAGTATGCATTGGGTGAGATTGGTGAAGATGAGGCATATGATGCTTTATTCATGACAGTGGTAGCGCTATTCATTCTGGAGCGCTTGCAGTTCACTGACTCTTTTGGAATCACATTTACCATTTGCTCTGCTAACTGGTTCCAACCCATTGGAAAGGCTGTGCAAAAAATTGCGCAGGATGAGTTAGAAGTTCATGCTGAACTTGACAAAGAAGTTCTACGGGTCGAATTGGCCACTGACCGAGGCCGTGCTGCCTATGAGCGCAATAAAGACAGGATCAAAGCAATCGCTGATGAAGTGTTGGAGTCGGAACTTACGTTCAATCGCTACTTGTTCTCCGAAGGCCGCGAACTTCTGGGTGCTAACTTGCAAATGCTTAACAATTGGGCGTTCTTCTATGCTAAAGATGTTTATACTTTTTTGAATATTGATTGTGAGTATAAGTTCCCCAAAACTAACCCAATGCCACATTTGGAAAATTGGCTTAATATTGGATCCACACAAGCAGCACCGCAAGAACAGGATGGCAATCAATATAAAGTGAATACAGTTGTCAGAGATGATGCTGGTGTGGATTTTGACATAGATTTTTAATCAACAGCTATTGTTTTTTGTGTCTCGACCTATTATAATAAGAAAAAGGAAAATAAAATGACAGCTATTATCTGGAGCAAGGAGCAGTGCCCTTACTGCGATCAAGCCAAAGCACTACTAAAATCTAAAAATATCGCCTATGAAGAACGTAAAATTGGTGATGGTTATTCAAAGGAAGACCTACTAGAAGCAGTTCCCATGGCTAGGACTGTCCCTCAAATTTTTGTTGATGGACAGCACGTGGGTGGATTTACAGAATTGCGCAAATATGTCAATGATTTATACGACAACAGCGACAACTGATTTGTCCCACTCTTATACTACTATTGGCACTGGGGCATACATCACGTCATTCCCCTCAATGCCAAGTTACTCCAATATTAAACTGTCCAGTGATTCGCTATCTTCTAACGTGCATTGTAAAGATGTACTTATTGATGGCAAACCGCTGTCGTCTATTTTGGAAAAAATACAGCAAAGGCTAGCTATTCTTGAAAATCCTGATCCTAGAAAATTAGAAAAATACGCTGCACTTAAAAAAGCTTACGAACAATACGTAATGCTGGAAAAACTAATCAATTCTGAAGAAAAATAAAAACATGCTTATTGAAAAACCTATCACTGAAGGCGACGTCGTTAGCCTTAAACTACTCAATGGTGACGAGATTATTGCTCGTTACGAGGGGGAAACTGCTAGTGAAATTCGTATCAATCGTCCACTGGCGCTAACTGCTGGTGCTCAGGGTCTTGGCATGATGCCTTGGGTATTCCTTGCTGATAAAGAAACTTTTACTCTACAAAAAGCCCATGTATTTGTCATGGTTCCAAGCAAAAAAGATGCAGCATCACAATACATGGAAGGCACTACGGGTATTGCACTGCGATAAATACTAGTTTATAGGATATTTATGTCTGCTACTTTTACTTCAATAACCACATCAACTGGCGGCATTGCAGCAGCATTTGATTATAGCCCCTATCTCGAAAGAATCGCTACTGCATTGGAAACTATTGCCAGTCTATCAACTGGTACAGGAGTGAGAGTTGCAGGCCCTTATGATTGGTTGAAGCCAACTGAAGTATATAGTTGGTATAATCAAAACCTATCTCTTTTGGATCCTTCAACTGCTACTATTAGTAATATTGTTTCAGATTTGACTACTATTACAAATTCCTTACCAAAGTTTATATAAGGAGTAAACCATGCCTTATGTAATTGGTCCAGTAGTACACGGTGTCAAACACGTTGCTGACGTCTTTCACAGTGAAAATGTATTCATTAACCACGTACCTGTGGCATTATGGTTAGATCCCCAAGGATCAGAAGCAGCGTCCTACGCTGCTATCAGTGCACCAACATATGCAGTTGAATCAGTCACAGTTCAGGTTTTAGAAGGTGAAACGGAATCTGAAAACTCAGTTAATGTTGCACAGCAGGGGTTAGTGACGTCTGGTATAATTAGTCAAGATGCATTAAGTGCAGGTGCTAGTGCAGGGGCGAATCCAGCCCAATCTGATTCTGCCTCAGGTACTGCACTAACAGGGTACACCACTGCTACTGTCACTGTATCAGGTAGCGTAGATGAAACACTGTTGCTGCCTGCAAGTTCAGCACAGTCAGGAATTGACTATTATGTGAGAACTGTCACTAAACAAGTTTCACCATCAAACCGTTACGGTGTAATATTCCCGTATGATGTTGCATCAATTGCGCCAGAGAATGGATATAGTGTTCAGGAAGTTTGTGAAAATTTAGAGTTGTTGGTTAAAAACTGTTTTGATCCCATAAAGGCGCAATATCCCAAGGCATTTATGACGTGTTCATTTAGAGCTAAAGGAGTGGGCAGTCCCACTAGTCAACATCCCAAAGGGCAGGCATGTGATATACAGTTTGCCGGAGCAGCCAAATCTGACTATTTTGATATAGCCAAATGGATACGTGATTCCAGTGGGATAGCATATGATCAACTGATTTTAGAATACAAGACCACTGGTTCTGGCATGCCCTGGATACATATTAGCTATAACAAAAGTGGTAATCGAGGTCAAGTTTTTACTTTTATGAATAACGTTAACTGCAAAGGTCCTGGTATTCGGGGACTGTATGATTTGTCCAATGCTTGACGTTGCTGGGTTAGGGTGTTATACTTCGTGTATGATTTGGTAGAGGTAAACTTGCATAGCAAGTTGTTCTAGTGAGAGACTAAACGGCTCGTCAAAGGCTCCACACGCTCTACGAATTTTGACAACACCCACTTTTTAACTTAATTTAGGACACACACATCATGGCAACTACTGTTCGTGCAAAAAGCATCAAAACTATGGCAAAACGTGCAGCTCGCGCACATGTGCGTAAACGATGATAAATATGTTATGGAAATTACTCCATAACGATTATACTCAAATGTTACACACTTACAAACTAACTCCTGACTATTTCATAAGAAGGGCGCTTAAAGCACAAACTGTTGAAGAGTTCATCAATGCCAATATTGGTTTATATAATATGTATACCCGGCGTGTTGAATATCACTATCAAACTCTTATAGAGTCTATTTTTGGAAAACGAAATTCAAAAATAAAATAACAAAGACCTGCATACGCAGGTTTTTTATTGAGTAATAAATACTGGATGCGAGCAAAAGAATTTATTACAGATGCAGTTTTAGACCCCACGGGCTGGGGAAGTACCCCGATGGGAACGGATATTGACTACTTTGGTCTGCAAGTACAAATGCGACCAAGTGTGTTTTTGAAACTATCACACCCACTTGCCAGTACTGACCAAAATCCTGACATTGAAAAACACATGCAGTCTGGTGGAAAAATTGCTTTCCCATTTTTGGAAATCCGAGAACCAGCTGAATGGGAAGATGGTGATTTTAGTCAACTGGCTAAGGTTGTGGGACATGAAGGTCGCAACCGCATGACACACTGGATCAAAATCAAAGGTGACGATCCCATACAAGTAAACTTATTCTTACGTGGGGCAAATCGTAGACGTTATATTACTGATGAAATGATCCAAGCCCTAAGTGCTGCACTTGTGAGTCAAACTGGGCAAGTTGTTCAAAATCCATTTGATGCAGGCTCAGCACTAGAAGAATCATCTGCTTTATCAGAATCTAACAAAGGTGCAAAGTTGGACGAAATCTCAATGCGTCCAACAAATCTGAAACAAATGAGTTCCAGTATCAAAGCCATGGTGGGCATTGAATTTGAAATGGCAGTTCCTGATGTTGCTAAGGGCGACGATGACATTGAAGGCGAGCCTGACATGAGCACTGATATTAGAATTCACGACTTTGACAGTATTGAAGAGTTCTTTGAAGCGTCAAATTTTAATAGTGGCAGCACAGTTCATAGAATGGTTAATAATTTAAAGAGTGATTACGAATCTTGGGCAATTGATCAGCAATATGCTCAGTGGCAAGATGAGGGTCGCAAGTTTTTTGATGAATATGCTGCTGATTGGTTTGATGAAGACACCGCCATAGAAGAAGCAGAAACAGAAATTCGCACCGATTATGGAGATAAATTTGATCAGTTGAATCCTGATGAGTTGGCAGAATTAGTAGACGACCTAGTAAAAGAAAAAAAACAAGAATGGCTTGACAACGAATGGGATGATGAGGGGCGCCTTTATGATCGAGCGCGTGATGAATGGAACGAAAATGAAGAGTTCCCTAGCGAATACGAATACTTTAGACAAAACTACCCCTTCATGAGTGACTTGCCATATGACGTCTATGGTGTTGTTTGGCCAAACTTGATAAGTGGCGGGGGGCGCACGATAGAAGATGTGGCGGCTGAATTCTCAGAATACATTGGAATGCGAGTTGAGTGGAGTGAAGAATACCACGGCGCAAAACGGTTGCCCGATGCATATGCCCTGGAGCCCGACTCCAGTATTAAACCCAATTCAGGAGCAAGGGGTTTAGAGTTTATTAGTCCACCACTGGCTTTGCCACAGGCGTTGACTAATCTTAGAAAAATGGTTAAATGGGCAAAAAGCAATGGCTGCTACACAAACCATTCAACTGGGTTGCATATGAATGTCAGTGTACCAGGAAGTGAACCATCAAGCAACATAGATTATGTAAAATTGGTGTTACTGCTAGGCGACAGTTATATATTGGAGCAGTTTGGACGCTCTGCAAGCATTTACGCAGTTAATTCTCTAAACGCTATTCGCCGCCTAATTAGGATGAACCCGCAGCGAGTACCAGAAATGCTGGAGAAAATGCGAACTGGATTAAATCATTACACTAATTCATCCACGTGATACAGAAAAGTACGCGAGCGTCAACGTACAGGATGGATACATTGAATTCCGTCATCCCGGTGGCGATTGGTTGAATGAAGATAATAAGAAATTAGAAAATACACTGTTGCGTTTTGTTGTAGCACTAGATGCTGCTTGTGATGAAACAAAATACAGAGAAGAGTATTTAAAAAAGCTGTATAAAGTGTTAAGCAGGCCTGGGCAAACTCGCAAAGAGACGCAGGAACGCGAGCAAGAGACCATAAGGTACTTTGCAGATTACGTTGCCGGTAGTATTCCCAGATCTGCACTAATTAGCTTCATACGCAATGCGCAGAGAAATCGTCAACATGCTAGGTCTGAACCACAAACTTCAAATGAACCGCAAAGCCAATCAACTGGTGAAACAGGAAGATGGGGGCGCTGGAACATTCATGATATGAACGGTGACATTATCGGGACAGTGAGTGGCAGAGATGAACCTTCGGCTAGATCTCAAGCAATTCAATTGTATGCTAGAAGCAATCTTCCAATTCCACAATTCACTGTAGCACCACAGGCAACTTGACATTTTTGCTGAATATAGCTATAATTTATTCCTAACTTAAAGGAATTTATATGAAAAAGTTTGTTATTGCCACCGTTATTGCAGCTGCCGCCACTGCAGCAAGTGCTGCTGAATTTGGGGTCACTGGTACCCATGATGTCAACGCTGACCGCAACAGCGTTGGTGTAACTGTGGGTAATAAGTACGGCGCTCTTGGTGTTACTGCTGGTTTTGACCGCACCACCGTTGGCGACAGCGATCAGAATCGCTACAGCCTGGTTGCATCTTACGATGTAGCAAAGCTGGGCCCATTTACTTTCGACGTTCGCGGCGGTGTCGGTTATCTGGATAACCACAACGGCCCTGATGGCTATGTGGGCCTTGTGGGTGCTGGTGCCAGTGTCCCTGTTACTAAGACAGTCAGCGTTGTTGCTGATGTAACTCGCCAGTATGGACAGACTCGTGTTGATCAATTCGATGGTAACCGAGTTACTGTTGGTGTCAAGTATAAGTTTTGAGACTTGGTCTCTCACATAAAAAGCTGCTCCGGCAGCTTTTTTAGTTTGAAACAGCAACTTTTTGTTATATAATAGAGTATATAGGAAGCTTAAATACATGACTATGCACATCACCCACCCCAGTTTGTCGACTATTGGTAAGCGCAAAGGTAAGAAAAAATTCCGCAATGCTGATGAAGCTCGTCGAGCCCGTGAACTGGAAGAAAGCTGGAAAGAACTGGAAAAGAAATGGGCATCCACTAGCAAATCGGAAACCAAGAAGCGTTCCGAAAAACTTGAATACTCACTGTCAACTCCCACGGATCGCAGCACTAAACATATCAAGAGTGTAGGCGCTGGTGTCGGTGTGGCAACACTTGCACCTGCTAAAGTTTATTCTGGAGACAAAGTGTTGGGCGTGACCGTAATTCATAAAAGTTGTTTGCAACCTGTGTTCAATCAGCAAGCTGCGGTTGATGCTGCTAAAATGAGACGATAACGTATGCCTCCATCATTTAATGAAAAAATAGTTGCTTATTTAACGTTAGCTAGCGGAATTAGTATTTCAGCAGTTGCTGTTTACTATTCAGTAGTTGGACTAGCCAGTATATTCTCTGCAGCCGTAGTGCCCATTATCATAATGGGCCTCGCTCTTGAGATTAGCAAATTAATTGCATCAGTTTGGCTTAAACTCAACTGGAAAATCGCCGCCATTCCTGTACGCATGTATTTACTGGTGGCAATCGGTGTTCTCATGCTGATTACTTCAATTGGCATCTTTGGGTTTCTTAGTCGAGCACACGCTGATCAAAACTTGGCCGGCGGTGCTTTGGTTGAACAACTTGCAATTTACGATCAAAAAATTCAAGTTTCTAAGGATCGAATTGAAATAAATCGTAAATCACTTGCACAATTAGACAGTGCTGTGGATCAAACAATGAGCCGGAGCACCAATGAACGCGGTGCCGATAAAGCAATTTTAATTCGCAAAAATCAAGCTAAAGAACGTGCACGTTTGCTTTCAGAAATTGATGCTGAACAACAAAGCATCGACCGGTTTGTAGAAGAATCGTTACCACTACGCAGTAAATTACGATCCATTGAAGCAGAAGTTGGGCCCATAAAATACATTGCAGAGTTTGTCTATGGAAACACAGATACTAAACTTCTGGAACGGGCAGTTACCTGGATGATCATCACGTTAATTGTGGTATTTGATCCACTGGCTGTTATACTGCTGTTAGCTGCGCAAACCAGTTTTCAAAATTTTAGAGATCGTAAATTACAACCTACTGAATCAACCTACACTGTTGATGAGGAAATTACTCAAACGTCAACTGATCTTGAAGAACCGATACGTCCTGAAATTGCAATCAATTTAAATAATGTTGAGCTACAAGAACCTGTGGTTGAAACAGAACCTGAAAAGTCAATACTGGAACAACACCCCTACTTGCAGAAGCCGTTTGTTCATTTCACTAACTTAAAACCCATGGTGGTCAAACAGCAACTTAAATCTGGATTATTTGTTCAGAATGAAGAGCAACAGGAAAGCAGTTTGTGGTCTTCTGTAAGCACGGCTAGCAACATAACCCAAGAGCAGTACTTGAAGGCTGCACAAGAATATTTAAAATGGCGATAATATGGATGGAAAACTAACACTCATAACTCCACCGGATTTTTACGAAAATTTAAACACTAGTATATTATTCATGCATTTGACTGAAGAGGAACAGTGCAGTGTGAGTTCCTGGTTTAAAAATTTCAACTCCAGTGAAAACTTAAATTTATATGTGTATAATGGAGAACTAAATATTCCATGGATACTATATGCTTTCAATCGCTGTGATTATACGTACTTAAACATAGACAATCAAAACGATATCACACAGGCACTGAGCGGATATTTTTTAGCAAATACCAATG